CACAAGTGAGGAGAGTGGCGAGTAGTATGTCCATAGGATGAACGATTCCGTTCCGTGTCGGCTTACTTGCGACCCTTCTGGGTTGAACGATTGTGTTAATACTAACACAGGTATATTATATAGTCAAGTAGAATTGTATTGGTTGATACAGTTAGTCACAATATGTTACAAATATGTTACCTGCTATGGTTTGTCCTGTATTTCCTGGTCTAACTTGATGTCCTAAAAAGGATGGAAAGAATATTATATGTCCTGCTTCTAAGTTAGGCTCATAATGTATTGGCATAGCTTTTGATGTGCTATGTATTTGATTCTGAATCTGTATCATAGCAGGATGCATAAACATAGTCTTTGACTCTTCAATCGTTTCATATATTATGAAACTCCATTGGGTATGAGGATGAATATGATACCCCTGATAATCTGTAGAACTATATTTGTTACGCCATACTTGATCCACTACTATGTTAGAGAAGTTATCTCCAAGAGACTCCAAACATGGTTTGAATACTTCAATTATATAATCAGATGTAGTAGGCTTAACCCTCTGCTTCTTCATGGTAGTAAGAAGACCACTCTCAAATGTTGGGTGGTATTCTGATTCATATAATATTATTCTCTCAAGATCTATTCTCTCTTCAAAGATAGGAATAGCAAAGAGATCCTTTCTCACTCTTCTTCTTTAGCAGATGGTTTCTTTCTCTTCTTTCTTTTAGGTGGAACAGCAGCAGCATTATAAAGGTTAGGTCTTTGCCTACCTTCAGTCTGTTTGAACCCTACAAAATCTTTCTTGTACTTGTCATAGTAATTATCAAACACCTCTACTTGACTGTCACCCATAACAATATCATAATTAGTCTTTCCTTTTACCTTATACTCAACAAGATAAGCAGTGTAAGGTAACTGCCTATCATCTGCTGCTTTAGGATCACACTTCTCTTGTATTAACTTCACGATCTATTACCCCATTGAATACTAGGGAAAGCTTCAGACACTGCTGCCTTAGTAATCTTCCAACGCTTACCAATCTTCTTGTCCTTTGCAAGAACTAATGCTTCTGCCTCACCTTTGTTAAGACCTTCAAGCATCTGAACAAACATCTGTTCTCTCTTTACTTGAGATACATTTGATCCACCCTTAAAGAAATGGTGTAGCAACCTTGCTTCTTTCTCTAGGATAGTATGTTCTGTTCCTTCTGGTGCTTCGTTAGGTGTGTAAGGAACATCACCTGGTGGCAACAGACTCACAACAGAGTCATCAAAGTTTATAATGAAAAGCATTCTTAATGCATTAGTATTATACTCCTGCATCAACTTAATCTTTTCTTTCTTAGTCTTTGCGTTAGATACTTTTTGTAGTACCTCATGCATCAAGAGTCTCATCTTCGTCATCCTCATTAATAAATTTTACTGATAGTAACTCTTCATTCAACCAGTTACCTTGGTCGTCATACATTTCTGGGTGTGTAAACTGTTGGTACTCATCCCTTGACCACATATAATCGTGAATAAAATCTTTGGCAGTCCATCCTGCTAGAACACCTACGCATAAGAAAATAAATGATATGGTCGCTGAAAAGAATAAGATAGTTGCGTCTGCCATTGTTCAACTCCGTTGTGGTTTACTATTGTTTCTCCCATCTTAACTCAAAGTTGAAATGAACTCTACGTTTAAGGAAAGAGAAAGTTTTTGTGATGCTGAAACCCTTAGTGGGTTTCTCATTAATATCTTTCCTCCTTAACATGAGTTCTATGCCTTTATTTATGGCAAGTTCTTTAGTCTTTTCTGGCACTAACGAGTCCCTCCTTAACTAAAAGTTTTGCTAGATCAATTACTCCACCTATGGGTTTGCCATCTACTATAGTATAAGGAAATCCATTAACTCCAGCAAATTCTCTAGAGAATTCTTCCTTCCACATCTTTCCTTCTGGAAGCTCTGCTCGTGGATCAAGCTTTGGTATAACATCTACAAGTTTATATTCTAAACCTGCCCTCTCCATTAACTCTACTGCTTTACTACAGTAGAAACAACCACGAGTTGTATATATTGTTATGTCCATTAATATATTTTAATATGATATGCTACTGATATTCTATCTGATTCTGATCTATTTACATCAACGTAATGAACCAAGTTACTGTTGAAAAACACCCCTGTGTTTGGTGTAGAAAGAAATCGTTTAACATTACAATCCTTAGAAGGAATGAGTGTTAAAGTATTCATAAATGTATTTGGATATGGATTCAGGAGAAATAAATTACCTGATTCAGGTTCAGATTTCAACCAGAAAGCACCACTAAATTCACCACAAACATGATGATGCATAGTATGATATGCATTTGGTGGGTTGACATTGACAAAGAACTTTTCAAATCCATATCCATCACAACTACCTCGGCACTGATAGTAATCAAGATAGTCACTAAAGTTCTTTAGCAACATCTGTTTTAGTTTATAGAGTACCATACTATGAGGATCAATATCCTTCTGCCATCCATTTATATTTGAATATCCATCAGACTGTGCTTCACTTTGTTTAAGTAAATATATATCATCAATAGACTCATCTATTATAGATGGATCACCAGTAAATTTTCCTACTACCTCTTCAAAATTATCAAACTCCATAAAAAATGGGATGATTTACTCCTCCCATTCTATCAGATTGTCAACAGTGTGTCAACCTAATCAAAAATTAGTTTACCTTTACCAATCTGTTTATCCATTTTAGATAGAACATCTTCATTGTTATCTATCCAATCAATCACAGGAGAACCATCATAATCTTTTTCAAATACGAACCAAGCATAAACCATCATACCAGTATTATACTTACCATCTTCTCTCAATGCTTCACCTAACATTGGATACCTAGTGAATACATATACTTTTTTGAGAGGATACTCTCTATCAGAATAGATTTCATCATACCTTTTCTTACCATGAAGATAGGAAAGTGGAAGAAGAAAAGCAAACTTTTTCTTTGCAACTTGCTTAGCTTTTAGGATAAACTCTTGAGCAATAGAGAAGGGTGGATTGGTAATGATATATTCATACTGCTTTGTTTCTGTGAGAAAGTTTTTCTCAACATCATAAGCAACAACATTATCAGTATTCTCCTTGAGAACTTTTACAATCGCACCAGCACCACAAGCAGGCTCACAGATAGTCAAATCATAATCAAACTCTTCAACACTCAAGAACTTTCTTGTGATACTGTAAGGTGTCTCATAAAAATCAGACTTTCTTCTCTTCCCAGTAGCATTATTAGCACTAAAGTTCTTGCCTTTCTTCTTAGTCATTAATTATATGCTCAATAACATTGACAGCAGTACCTAATAGTATATCATATATTTCTTGTCCTGTAAACAAATTATCCTGCATATAAATTGATCCTAATTGACGAGGATGGAAAGTATAATCTACATTTCGTGGTAATCCTCTTGTCATTGAATCCATTCTATCAGGAATAGTAGAACCCTTTTCAAAGTCACATCCAGAAGCAAATATTAAATATGGAAAATAATCATAATCCTCAAGATATATCTGAAACTCTGCCCAATTTTTAAATGCTCTCTCAATAGCATTACCTCTTGCTTGTTTAAACTTAGCATCTTTTATAACTTTAGTTACTCTCTCAACTTTCCAACCTACTTCATCAGCAATACGTTCATCTGAGTAGTTCCAATCATACATTTCTTCAATTGCTCTAAGTATATTATTTGTTCCTTGTTTCTTTGCTTCACTAATAAGTATAGGAAACCACTTGTTATTAATATTTGCAAACAATATTCCACCGTCAGGTTTTGGACCTTTGGATCTATTACTACTTGGTTTATAGTTAGGACTAACACCAGTATCAATATAAATTTCTTTTTTAGTTATCTCCTTTCTATGATTAAATTTAATAGTAGGATATAACCTACTCAATTCAGTTATAACATTTTGCACTTGTTCTGCAAGATTGCCTTCTTGTTTAAGAGCATCTGCATTGAAAATTGATTTACCACCACCATCACGGGCTTGACGGTCACTTAATCCAGCACTTAAAGTCATCTCTATAAATCGGATGAACTTATCATACAATAAAAAAGCACCCTGTGAAGGGTGCTTGTGACAGTTTTTAAATTGGTCTTAACCAACAGAAGGAGCAACAAGTGCAACTTCAGATGTCTCAGCAGCAGCGAGATCAAGTGGGAAGTTGTGTGCATTTCTTTCATGCATAACTTCCATACCTAAGTTCGCTCTGTTAAGAACGTCACCCCAAGTAGGAACAACCTTACCTGAACTGTCTACGACAGACTGGTTGAAGTTGAAACCGTTAAGGTTGAACGCCATTGTACAGATACCCATAGAGGTTAACCATA